AAGCTGGCGAGGCTCTTAAGGCTAAGGCGAGTAATGCAGAAGTGAAAGCTAACGAAGCTTTCGAAAAGGCTGAGAGCCTACTTAAGTCTCTTAGCTATGTTGTAACAAAGGATGAAGCTGCTGAGATGCAAAAGCAACTTGACAAACTTGACATTGCTATGCAAAAGAATGCAGTAGAGAAAGAAGTAAGCGCTGAAGATTTCAAAACCGCTTTCATGAAGGCTTATGCTCCTGTGCAAGCTGAAATTGAGCGTTTGAAGAATGAGCCTAACGCTCGTCTTAAGGCTCCTTTGGTATTTGAAATTAACGAGAAGTCAGTTGGAACTATTACTTTAGCTTCAACTATTGCTAACGAAGCATCTTCAGGACAAGTAACAATTTCCGAGTTTACTGGTGTTGTTTCTCCAATCCGCCAGAGACTACTTGTTTACCTTGCTAACGCAAGTGTAGGAGCTATCGGAACTCAGTATGCAGTTTGGGTTGAAGAATACGATCAGCAGGGAACTCCAGTAATGATTGGCGAAGGTGTTGAGAAAACTCAAATTGACGTACAATACAAGGAGCAGAGAGCTAAGGTTGAGAAGATTGGTGTACACATGAAGGTTTCTATGGAAATGTTGGAAGATGCTGCTTACTTGGCTTCTTACATCCAATCCAATGGAGTTAAGCGTGTTGAGACTGTAATCGAAAACCAGTTGTTCACTGGTAACGGAACTTCTCCTCAGCTTGCTGGTTTGCTTTCTAAGTCTACTACTTTCACTGGAGGTTCTATGGCCGGTGGTGTTGAGTCTGCTACTAACTGGGATGTAATTCACGGAATCATCGCTCAGGTTAGAGCTGCCAACGGAACTGCAACTGGAGTATTTGTTGAGACTGGACAGTATCACTTGATGCTTTCTGAGAAAGATGCTGAGAAGCAATATATCCTTCCTGCTGGCGTTACTTTTAACGCTCAAGGTGGTATTACTGCTTGGGGTGTAAACATTATCCCAACTAACGCTTTGACTGGAACTGCTGCTAACTTTGTAGGTGGTGATCTTTCAGTTATCAACGTACGTTTGAGAAGCGGTTTGCAGGTTGCTATCGGAGAGTCTGGCGATGACTTCATCGACAACTTGAAGACTGTAAGAATTGAGCAGCGTTTGGTGCAGTTTATCTCTGCTAACGATACTCCAGTATTGGTTAAAGGAACTTTTGCTGCTGCAAAGGCTATCCTTGAAACTACCTAATAGTGTTTTGTGTTTGTGTTTAGTGTAAAAGGGCGAGAAATTTTCTCGCCTTTTTTTTGTTTAACCTGTTGAAAATTAGTTTATTTAAAAAATAAATTATTTGATATGGCAGATTTTACAATGTGTAAGCCTCAAAGATGCAAGCTAAAATTATCCTGCCTTCGGTTTACTTCCAAGGCTAGTGAAGGTCAGGTTTACTTTAATGACGAACCATGCAACCATGAAGGGACTGATTGCAAAGTATATTTCAAAAAAAATTGTAAGCCTTGTGGCGAAATATAATTATGAAAAAACCTACAAAAAAAACGCTTAATTCAATTGACATGATTAAAATCATGGAATCAATTCCAAATGATGACACCAATTTTCAATATATAGATATGAAAGCTGGAGAAGAGCATTATAGATTACTTGCTTGGATTGGTGGCCAGGTAAAAGGTAATATTATGGAATTAGGGACTTTTAGAGGACATTCAGCTCTTTGTCTCTCTAAATCAGGAAACAAGGTATTTAGCTATGATGTTCAAGATTATATTTCTTTAAATGATAAGCCTGAGAATGTTAAGTTTTCAATAATGGAAAATGGTCATAAATTTATTGATGATTCTTTTGATTTATTGTTTATTGACACAATGCATGATGGAATTTACGAACAAGAAGTATTAAACCATTTAAGAGAAATTAAATGGAAAGGAATAGTTTTAATGGATGATATTGTGCTTTTTGATGATCTTTCTAAACTTTGGAAACAAATTCCAGAACAGAAAGCAGATTGGACAGATATTGGTCATCATTCAGGTACAGGAATAATTTGGTTTAAATGAAATTATCAATTTTAGTGCCTTCAGTAGCAGGCCGAAGAAATACCTTTTTGCCTAAATCATTGGATATGCTTTATGGTCAATTAGAAGCATTGCCAGAACAAGACCAAAAGGAGGTTGAAATTATTTATTTAATAGATAATAAAACCATTATGCTAGGTGATAAGAGAAATCTTATGATTAGCATAGCAAGCGGTAAATACATTTCATTTGTTGATTGTGATGATCGTATTGAGCCCGATTACATTTCAACTATTTTAGAGGCAATTGATTCTGATGCAGATTCAATTGTATTTGAGGTTTCTGTTTCACTAAATGGCAACAATCCGAAAATCTGTTACTATTCTAAAGATTTTCCTAACGACTACAATACAGAGGAAGCATATTATAGATTGCCAAATCATATTGCAGTAATAAAAAAGGAAGTTTCTACAAAGGTTTCTTTTCCAAGTTTACCTAGAGCTGAGGATGCTGCTTATGCAAAGATTCTAAAACCACATCTTAAGTCAGAGTTTAAGATTAATAAAGTTCTTTACCATTACGATTACAGCGATTTAACAACCGTTGCTCAAGAGTATATTCCTCACATAAGAAATAAACGAAAAGGTAATATGAATCCAATAGTAGATGTAGTGTTTATTTCAAACGCTACAAAAATGGGCTCAAGAATGACTCAGCACGCCATTGATAGTTGCATACAAGCAGCAAATGGCTTGGAAGTTAATTGTATTGTTATAGAAGAAAAAACTAATTTATTTTATAAAAATGCAGCTACATATAATCCTCATTCACAATTTAATTATAACAAATTTTTAAATTTTGGTGCAGTTCGAGGAAATGCTCCCTGGGTCATGTTTTGTAATAACGATTTGATATTTAAAAATGGTTGGTTGCATAATTTGTTGGCTGCTGATTATCCTATTGTTAGCCCTATTGCTATGACTGACTTTAGACAAAAGGATGTTACAGAAAATGAAATAGGATGGCAGTGTGGGAGAAACTTATCTGGTTGGGCATTCATGATGAAAAGGTCATTGTATAAAGAGATTGGTGGTCTTGATGAGGATTTTGATTTTTGGTTTGCTGACAATTCTTTAATTGAGCAGTTAAAGAAAATTGATATGCCTCCAATGTTAGTACCTTCTGCTAGAGTAAATCATTTGGGTAGTCAAACATTAAAGCAAAGAAACATTAATGATAGAAATGATTTAATGTGGTCTAAGCTAGAATTATTTAATCAAAAATATAATCAAACTTTATTTTCAGATCATCCAAGATTCTTAGAATGGAAACAATCGCAGTCTGCATAACAACGCACAATAGGAAAGAAGTATTTGAAGAAACATTAAGCGAATGGCAAAAGTATTTGCCAATCAACGCTACAATTTTTGTAGTTGATGATGCATCTATAACTCCAGTAAAATCTGATTATCGGTTTGAGCAAAATGTTGGAATAGCTAAGGCTAAAAACAAGTGTTTAGAGTTAGCTGATAAACATGACCACATTTTTCTTTGTGATGATGACGTAAGACCTAAGTCAGGTGACTGGTATAAGCCATACATAAATTCTGGAGTAAATCATTTATGCTTGACTTTTGACAAAAAAAGCAACAATGCTATTTATAGCCCATCAATCAGAGTTAGTGGTGAATATGAAGGTTTAATGACCTATACTGCTCCAAATGGATGTATGCTTTACTTAAAAAATATATGCCTTCAAGTAGCTGGTGGAATGAGACCTGAATTTGGATTATGGGGATTTGAGCACGTAGAATATACTCAGAGAATATACGACTTAGGATTGACTCCTAAACCATTTATGGATGTAAAAAATAGTCTTGATTTCTTTGATGTTTTAGATTGGCGTTTTGCAGTTAATTCTTCTTTATCAATTAATGATAGAAGAGAAAGTGGTAGAAAAAACTTAAAACTCTATGAAGAGTTTTCAAAGCATCCTGAATTTGTAAATTACAAATGAGAATATTCTACTCAAATCCTTTTAGCTTAGACAAAGATATTGGCAAAGGTTACAATGAGTATTTAAGTTGCTTAAATGCAAATGATGAGGATTGGATAGTAATGCAGGATGGAGACATCATGTATTTAACACCAGATTGGGGAAAAAGAATAGCTGATGCTTTAATTATTGATGGTGATAAATTTGGATTAGTTGGATGCTATACAAATAGGCTTAGAAGCAGACATCAATTGCACAATAAAGAGTTTAATTACGATTTTAATGTGCTTAATCATTATCAAATTGCAAGTAGTTATGAAGACCAGGGTATACAAGAAATTAAAGAGTACATAGCCGGGTTTTTTATGGCATTTCAGTATAAAACTTGGAAGAAAATTAAGTTTGTAGAGAATAGCTTGGCTTTTGATTCTTTGTTTTCTATGCGTGTCAAAGAGCTTGGATTAAAAGTAGGTTTGATTAAATCTCTTTATGTTTTTCATGGATATCGAATGTGGTCAGAGGTAGACCCTTGGAATGATAAAAAGCATTTAGTAAAATAAATAGTATCTTTATGATAAAATTATTGATTGACCTAGTACCATTTGAAAAAGGCGAAATAATAACCGTAGGCAAGACCTATGACACCTATTTGGTCAACAAGGGGATGGCAGTTTGGGTCAAGGTGGACAAACAAGAAATAAAAACGAAATGAGCACAGTTAAACCTTTAGACATAAGCTACAATTACCAGGTTGCTACCGAGCCAATTACTTTGGCTGAAGCTAAAGCTTGGTTGCAGATTGATTACACGGACTGGGATACTTTGTTGACAAATGAATTAATTCCTGAAGCTAGAATTGAAAGTGAAAAAGCAAGCGGTATGCTTTATGTTGAAAGAAACGTAACTGTTTCAAATAACAAAAGAACACAAAGAATTTATCCGATTGGCCCCTGGGTAGCTGATGTAACAACAGATGAAACAGAAGTTAGGGACTATATTTATACTGCTGGCTTTAATGCCTCAAATCCTTTGCCTCAAGATTTAAGCTTGGCCATGCTTAAAAGAATTGCTACTGAATTTGCTTACAGACAGAACATGATTGATATGCAGAGCTACTACGCACAAAAGTCTTCTATTACAACT